CTGGAGTATTGAGTATTGATGGTAACTATGTTGTGGTCTAATAAATACCAGAATGGGGATTGTATAAAATGGCATTAATTAATCAGAACAGTATTATTGGTTTAACTAGCATCACTAGTCCAAGTGCTAGTAATGTTCTGACAGTTCATACAAATGACACTACGGAGCGATTGCGCGTATCGACGAGTGGTCTGTCTTTTTCTGGAACAAATGCTTCTTTAGATACTAGTGGTAATCTAACAGTTGGTGGTAATGTAAGTATTGGTGGAACATTAACATACGAAGATGTAACTAATATTGATTCAGTTGGTGTTGTAACAGCACGTTCTGGTATTCACGTCACTGGTGGATCGGTTGGTATAGGAACTGATAATCCAGTAGAGAAACTGTCAGTTGAAGATTCAAGTCCAGCTGTTTTAATAAATGCTACTAGTGGAAGTGGGGAATCAAAATTACAATTTGGGAGAGTTGGTAATACAAATATAGGTGAAATTAAATATGAGCATTCTAATAATGCACTTTCTTTTAGAACTAATGATGTAGCAGATAGACTTCGTATAGATTCCAGTGGTCGATTACTCCTGGGCACTACATCTTTAATAAGCAGTAGTGTTGCTGCTAATTTTCAAGTTGCGTCTGATTTTGGACCTCGTTTTAATATTGCTCGCAGTGATACTACAACTGCTGCGGACAATCTGATTGGTGCCTTTGATTTTTATGGTAATGATAGTAATGGTACTTATCAAAATTGTGCTCGTATTCTTGCTGAAGCAGATCTTGACCACGGCACTGATGATAAACCAACTCGTTTGACATTTTACACAACGCCGGATGGTTCTGCCACACCCACAGAAAGACTTCGTATAGATTCAAGTGGTCGGATGCTGCTGCGCGGCGCGGTTGCAGGAAGCAATGGAACTGCTGATGATTTAGTTGTTGCAAACAATGCTTCTGCTAGTGATCAAGCTGGAATCACAATTCGTGGTGGTACATCTGGTAGGTCTCAAATTTTCTTTTCTGATGGAACCAGTGGTGAATCTGAATATATCGGAATGCTTAGATACGATCATTCCGAAAATTCGATGCAGTTTAGAACTGCTGCTACAGAAAGACTTCGTATATCTTCTGATGGTAATGTAAATATTGGAAATAAAAACCATCTCTCTCATCATTCCACTGTAGATTCATTACAAATTGGATATGCTCTTAATCTTTACGAAGATTCTTATACTAGTGGAACTGATAACTACGTTGTTTTAGGAAATAACGTACATTATAATAGTGGCAACAAATATATGCGTGATGATCAAGCATCACGCATAATGATGCAAGCTGGAACTTTCTACTTCCAAAGTGCTGCAACAGGAACAGCTGGCAATGCTATATCATTTACGGACGTACTTCGTATAACTTCTTCTGGTAAGATTGGTCTTGATGGAATGACTAATCCTGTTGCTAAACTGCATATAGGAACAGAAGATGATTCTGCATTAACTGCACAGACTTTATTTGTTGAAGGTGCTAAAACTGGATTTGCTAGTTACACTGGACTACCACAAAATCAACTTTGTCTTTATGATAATACAGCAAGTACGGCAGGGTCTGGTGGTGCCATTGGTTTTGCTGCGAATTGTGGAGGATCTCAACAAACATGGATTGCTGCTATGGAATCTCAAAGAGATAGTAGCACTAATGATGCAAGTAACTATGCAGGTTCACTAGTTTTTTGGACAAGACCTGCACAATCAACTCCAACAGAAAAACTTCGTATAAAGTCAACTGGTGAAATAAAAATTCCTGGTAGTAGTGGTAGTATGCTTACCATAAACGAAAGTAATCCTAGTGGTAACTTCTACCAAGAAATTTCATATGCACCAAGTAGCAAAGGTTGTTTGTATCTAGCAAACTTTGCTTATTATTCTAGTCAACCAGCACTTGTGATTAATGATAAGGATACAAATAATGCCAGAGTAATGGAAGATGTCCAGTTCCAGAGGAATGGATCAATGAAGGGTTATATTCGTATTAACCCAGGCAGTGTTACCTATAGCACTTCAAGCTCTGACATAAGAACCAAGAAGAATTTTGAGGACTGGACAGAAGATAATCTTTCTAAATTCAAAACACTTAGTCCTAAACTATTCAACTGGATTGAAGAAGATGATGGGTCTGAAAAAACTAAAGGTTTTATTGCACAAGACAATTTAGAGAAATTCCCTGAAGCGTATCCGTTGACTGCCTCAACCGATAGGTATGCGTTTAACCCATCAGGTATGGTCGCCTATCTGATGAAAGCATTGCAGGAATCTGCTTTAAAAATTGAAACTCTAGAGGGAAGATTAGATGCTGCTGGTCTTTGATAAATACTAAAAAAGTCTTTGAAAGATGGGTATCCAGATAAACGGGCAGACCGATACTATTAGCGCATTTGATAATAATTTTTCTTTGGCGGGAAATGTTAGTATCGGTGGGACACTTACATATGAAGATGTAACGAGTGTAGATGCTGTTGGTTTATCCACATTTCAGGCAGGTATTCATTTAGATGATAGTATTATTCATCTAGGAGATACTGACACTGCAATTAGATTCCCTGCTGATGATACATTTACAGTAGAGACTGGTGGTGCCGAAGCAATTCGTATAACTTCTGCTGGTTCGGTAGGTATCGGGACCACAAATCCAGGACATAACTTGCATATTTATGGAAGTTTCCCTGACTTTGCAATTTCTGATTCAGATACCACAAATGATAAATTTAGAATATTACATAATAGTGGTGGAACACAATTACAGGTAGATCCAAATAATGTTTCATCTGGTAGTTATCTTTTAGCAGCGATTGATGGATCAGAAAGACTTCGTATAACTTCTGCTGGTCTGGTGGGTATTAATAGCACTAGTCCTGCAACAGCTTTAGACATTCAATCCACTAAAAATAGTGATGGTCTAACTGTTACCAAGGGATCTAATGTTTCTGCTTTCTTAGGACATAATGGTAGTGGAGATGAAGGTCTTCTTCTATTAAAAGAAGGTGGCACAACAAAAGTTCTAATTTATGCAGAAACTAATCAAAATTCATATTTTAATTCTGGTGGTTCGGTTGGTATTGGAACTAATAATCCAACAGGAAAATTAGAGGTAGTACACGCCTCACAAACAGACTTACTCAAACTCAAAAGAACCTCTGGTAATAATGGTGTATTTACTATATCACTCGGTGGTGCAGTGCCCGGAACTATTTTTAGCACTTCGGGAGTGTGTGATGATTTTGTATTTAATGCTGGTTCAGAAAGACTTCGTATACAATCTGACGGCAGAGTTGGTATAAATCGTGTTTCTTCCTCTTTCATGTTGGACATTGTAGGAAATAGTTCAACAGGTGCTAATTGTATAAGAATTACAGATGGCGCAGAAACTGGTCATGGTTCACATCCAGCAAAAATTGTAGCAGGTGGAACTTATTACCATGAGATGCAAATGCATAGTAGAAGATTTGCTGTGCATACTTACGATGGTTCCAGTATTACCGAAAGATTCCGTGTTCATCAAACTGGACAAGTTCTTGTTGGAAATTATGCTACACACAGTGCTATTCATGGTAACCTTGAAGTTAATGGTAATGACGGAATTAATATATCAAATGCAACTAGGACGGGATCTAATGGAGCACAGTGGAGATTAATTCCACATAACGGTGGCGGTAGTGCAACCAATTTAAGACTTTTTGAAGGTTCTGGTGGAACTGAAGTTATCAATATCACTAAAACTGGTTTTGTTGGTATTAATGAAACTGCTCCAGGAGCTCAATTAACAGTAAAACGTGCTAATACATCAACATCAGGATTGTTAGGTGTTCTTAAATTAAAACAGGGTAGTGCTACGAATGGTAATCGTGCTTCCTTGCTCTTTAGTTCATTAGATGATTATGATGTAGCAGCAGTTAACGGCACCATTCTGACTCATTCAGGAACATCATCTAATAATGAGGGACGCCTTGAGTTTTGGACAAAGAACAGTGGCAGCGATATTGCTGAGAGGGTGCGTATACAACCCACTGGTTTTGTTCAAATTGGAAGTGGTTATCTAAATTCAACGGCTTACCACAGAATCAATGGAATCAATCAAACGCAAGGCAGTGCAATTTTTGTTGTAAGTGGTTACCAGGCTAGTGGTGGATCAAATCAAGACACTGCAGTCTTCTATTCAGTTAATAATAATGGATCTCCTAATGCAGCAGGAACTTGCATGAGAGTTTTTAGAGATACTGTATCTTTACGTTCAATTAATGCTGCAGGAACCCTCAACGCTTCTGGTAATGACTACGCAGAATACATGACAAAAGCTGGTGATTTTACACTAGCTAAAGGTGATGTTTGTGGTGTTAACTCTGAAGGCAAATTGACTAATGTCTTTGCTGATGCTGTTAGTTTTGTTGTTAAATCAACAGATCCATCCTATGTGGGTGGTGATAAATGGCACGAAGTTGCTGGTGTGGAACCTGGTGGTTATGATGATACTAGAACAGAAGAAGAGATTGCCGATGCCAAAGTTGTTTACCAAGAAGCATTAGAATCTGCACGTCAACTTGTTGATCGCATTGCCTTCTGTGGTCAAGTCCCAGTCAATGTAACAGGTGCAACTCCTGGACAGCACATCATTCCCACAGCAGCATCTGATGGTTCTATTGAAGGCACTGCAAAAGCAGAAGCAGATTTAACGATGTCTGAATATATATCTTCAGTTGGTAAGATTGTTGCCATAGAAGATGATGGTCGTGCCAGAATAATTGTAAAAATATCTTAATATTTACTTAATGTGTGTTATGAATTTAACATTATTGGTAGTGGTATAAAGATAGTTATCATTAAATAGTGATGTAGACAATAACTTTCTACCATGGATTCCGAAGAATACTCAAACTGGGTAAAGATCAAGGAAACATTCGAAGAATTGGGAAATACTGATAATTACTTTTATATTCGTGCTTGTGCTATAGTGGATGGGAAACCAGACCCACTAGTTAATTTATCTGATGTCAAATAAGATAGATGAAACTTCACCAGCACAATACATCACTCGTGAAGAGTGCCAGGAGATGATTGATGCTGCTATACGAAAACATAATCGTAATGCTGGAATTATCAGTATGTGTGTTGGTTGGGTTGTTCTCGCACTTTTTGCTGAGGGTTTACTTCGACTTATTGGAGTCATAGATCCACTTTTTCCTTGGCTTAATCTCACAATAAAATAATTTACCACATATGAAACACATATGAAATATATGGATAACTTTACAGAACAAGAAATTGAATTATTGATCGATGCTGTTTGGATGAGACAAAGAAATTTTATTGCTGGTGATAAAAGATTTATAGAGTATGGTGATCTTTTAGATCAATTTAGAAAGCAAAAACCAGAATATATTCCGGGACAATACAGATGACTTTTGGACATATTCTACTTTGGGGTTCAATTCCCTTTGTATTTTCTACTATATTTTTTGCGATTTATAGAGGAGAAAATTTTTACTATGAAAGCGATGATTATGATGGAAATGGTACAGCACATTAACCCAGAATTAAAAAATTCTTATGACTTTGCTATGTCGTCTTTTTCTAGAATGCATGGAGTCAGATACGTCCAATCCAATGATGATATTCATAGATTTTGTATACTATGGGCAGAATCGAGTTTAGATCCACCATTGGATAGCCTTACCAAAGTAGATTTTTATTTTAGAGACTTATGGATAACCAGCACATTAAAATAAATTCATCTAGAAGAGTATGTAGAAGTGTTGTATGTGGTGGAGATATTTTTATTCCTGATAGTGAATATCAAGGAGAGGATTGTAAATTAACATGTGATATTAAAGGTAACGAATCTAATGATGTTACATTTTGCTAGATTTTGTGGAACAGTATTAAACAACCCTTGGGGAGTTGGAGTACTGTCATGGTGTCTTGTCTTCGTTCCTATTCTTGGTATGTGGGCAGTGCATAAACACGGATGGGAACACTGGGAACCATTTGACAGGGGACACAAGAAGTAGTATAATTATTCTGTTGAGATGCAACTCAACTGCGGTGCTTCCCTTTGGTAGATTCAGAAGCAGCGGCGATAGGAATCTACCAGTTAACTGCCAGTATGCTCACTGGCACCTTGACTACATATAGATAAAACCTTATAATGTAAGGGTAAACCAAACACAACAATGGCACTCACTGAAAAATTCAAAAAGGATCTCAGCACTCTCCGTGCTGCCTCTACTGGTGAAATTTTCCTTGATGTAAAGAATCCGAAACTTTTCAAAAAGGTGCGCCGCTACTACGAACGTGAAGGGGCGGTGTTTTCAGGAGAACCACTTGATGATTATGAAATGCTGATGGAACTTATCTACAGTGATCTTGAAACTGTTGAGGTTGCCCAATGAACGATCTAGATCCTAAGTCTGTTGCCTCAACAAAAACTATTGTTATTCATGAACGATTTCCTTATAGGTTTGTTCAGAGAGGTTACATTCAACTGAATGGTAAACCAGACTTTCGTATGCAAAAAGCAAATGAGTATACTAAAAAATACTCAGATGTTTATTTGTTTGACAATGGCGATCAAATGCTTCTTGCTATTGAAGACCCAGAATATCCTAAATGGTTAGATCCAGAAGGTGTTCCTTGTTATGTTACAGACTCGGTAGGTCGATAAACTAGACCTGGTCTGGATGGTCAATAGACCCTCGGGTTTCTTAGTTCCTAAAACTAGGTGGTGGAGTCATAAAGACCCTCTTAGAGTTTCTTGCTTCTCTCAAAAGCAAGTGGCGTGCATGAAAGACCGTATGAGAGAGCAGGGTTGCATAAACCTTGCTTTTTTTGTATAATAACTAAAAATATTATTGTAGATGAAAGTTGCTCTAATTACTGGTATTACGGGGCAAGATGGATCATACCTTGCAGAACTTCTCCTTGAGAAAGGATATGAAGTTCATGGTATTGTTCGTCGTTCTTCCCTGATTAATACCCATAGAATTGATCATATCTATTCTAAGATTAACCTACATTATGGTGATCTAACTGATGCTACTAATATCATTGGTGTAATCAAGAAAGTTCATCCAGATGAAATCTATAATCTTGGTGCTCAAAGTCATGTAAAGGTTTCATTTGAAACTCCGGAGTATACTGGTAATACTGATGGTCTAGGAACTCTCCGTATTCTTGAAGCAGTTCGTCTTCTAGGTATGGAAGATAAAGTTCGTATCTATCAGGCATCCACTTCAGAAATGTTTGGTGAGGTTCAAGAAGTTCCTCAAACAGAAACAACGCCATTCTATCCACGATCACCTTATGGTTGTGCGAAGGTATATGGGTATTGGATTACCAAAAACTATCGTGATGCATATAAAATGTATGCCTGCACTGGTATTCTTTTCAATCATGAATCTCCACGTAGAGGTGAAACCTTTGTAACCCGTAAAATTACTCGCGGTTTAAAGGCAATCTCTGAAGGAAAGCAAACTGTTTTATACCTCGGCAATTTAGATGCAAAGCGTGATTGGGGTCATGCCAAAGATTATGTAAGAGCAATGTGGTTAATGCTTCAGCAAGATATACCTGAAGACTATGTAATTGCTACTGGTGAACAGTATTCTGTTCGTGAGTTTATTGAAAGGTGTGCTCCTTTCTATGGATTTGAACTTGAGTGGTATGGTAGTGGTGATGGTGAGATTGCAATGGATAAGAATACGAAGAAAACCATCATCTCAGTTCACTCTAAATATTATCGCCCAACAGAAGTAGAAACACTTCTTGGTGATCCATCTAAAGCAAAAGAACAACTTGGGTGGGAACCAGAAATATCATTTAGAGAATTAGTAAAGGACATGTGTGAAAATGAAACTTGATTCACGAATTGTTGTAGCAGGTTCTAAGGGGATGGTTGGTAGTGCCATCGTAAGAAATCTTAGAAGTAAAGGATATACAAGTATTATAGAAGCAACCAGAAATATGGTTGACTTTACTTGTCAGAAAGAAACTGAGTTTTTCTTTGATCATGTGAGACCTGAATATGTTTTTGTTGCTGCCGCCAAGGTTGGTGGAATTATTGGTAACCGAGACCACAAGGCAGAAATGATTTATGAAAATTTGATGATTCAGACGAACATCATTCATTATGCTCATAAGTTTGAGGTAAAGAAACTTTTGTTTCTGGGATCATCTTGTATCTACCCAAAGGTGTGTTCTTTACCAATTACGGAAGAACAACTCCTAACTGGTCCATTGGAACCAACCAATGATGCTTATGCTATTGCAAAGATCTCTGGTATTAAGATGTGTCAATCATATCGAGATCAGTATGGATTTAATGCAGTCAGTGTGATGCCTTGTAACCTATACGGACCAGGTGATAACTATCATCCAGTCAACTCTCATGTTTTTCCTGGATTTATTCGTAGATTTCATGAGGCAGCAGCAGAGAATAAAGTTTCTGTAACTTGCTGGGGAGATGGAACTCCAATGCGCGAGTTTCTACACGTTGATGATCTTGCTGAAGCATGTCACCTTGTTATGGAAAAATATGATGGAAGAGAACATTTGAATATTGGTCCTGGTGAAGATGTAACCATCAAAGAACTTGCTGAAACTATTGCAGATGTGGTTGGTTTCGTTGGTAATATTGACTGGGATACTTCTAAACCAAATGGAACGATGCGAAAGGTTATGGATGTGAGAAAAATAAAAGAACTTGGATGGGAACCAAAGATTGGATTGCGTCAAGGTATCGAACATTCATATGAATGTTTTGTTCAAGAAGTTGCATAATTCATCTTTTTTTCGTATAATACATACTATACATAACGTTTTTATTCATGAGTGAATATAAGAAGACAGCACTTGTTCTCGGTGCTGGTGGATTTATTGGTAGTCATATGGTGAAGCGTCTTCGTTCCGAAGGATATTGGGTGCGAGGTGTTGATCTTAAACGTCCAGATTTTTCTGAATCCGAAGCAAACGAATTTATTACTGGGGATCTAAAAGATCTAAAGTTTACTGCATCATGCCTTCAATTCAAAGGATATAATGGTAACTTTTATCATCTTGTTCCTGAACGTCATATTGTTTCATTTGATGAGATTTATCAGTTTGCTGCCGATATGGGTGGAGCAGGTTTTATCTTTACAGGTGAGAATGATGCAGACATCATGCACAACTCTGCCACAATTAATTTGAATGTTCTTGAATGCCAAAGAATGCGTAATGAACTTGATGGTGTAAACAAGACTAAGATTTTTTATTCTAGTTCTGCTTGCATGTATCCAGAGCATAATCAACTAGACCCCGATAATCCTGACTGTCGTGAAGAATCAGCATACCCAGCAGCACCAGACTCCGAGTATGGATGGGAGAAACTTTTCAGTGAGCGTCTCTACTTTGCTTACAATCGTAACCATGGCATCCCTGTTCGGGTTGCTAGGTATCATAATATCTTTGGACCAGAGGGCACCTGGGACGGTGGAAGAGAGAAGGCACCAGCTGCAATCTGCCGTAAAGTCGCTTACCTCCCGGAGTCGGGTGGAGCAATCGAGGTGTGGGGAGATGGGTTACAAACTCGTTCCTTCTTGTTCGTTGACGAATGCGTTGAAGCAACTTACCGAATGATGCAATCAGACTTTATGGGACCAGTCAACATTGGTTCTGAAGAGATGGTTACTATCAATCAACTGGTAGAAACTGCTGCTAGAGTTGCAGATAAAGAAGTTGCTAGGATTCATATTGATGGACCTCTTGGTGTACGTGGACGCAACTCTAATAATGATTTGATTCGTGAAGAACTTGGTTGGGATTATTCACAAACTCTAGAAGAGGGTATTCGTAAAACCTATAATTGGATTAATGAACAAATTAAATCTAATACACTTGTTGAAGTATGATTTTATATGTGTATCTCCAGGGTGGTCTGGGGAACCAAATGTTTCAGTATGCTGCAGGTCTTTCTGCTCTTAAAGAATATCCACAGTTTACTGATCTGAGATTAGATGATTCTTTTTATACCAATCAAGAAAGAAAAGTAATTGTAAATGGAATGACTGGTCGTGGTTTTGACCTTGATCTTTTTAATATCAAATACAAGACTATTGAGGAAGCACCGGAGGGTGCAACAATGCTCCAGGGATGGTTTCAAAATCTTGAAGAGTTTGTTAATGTAGAGGATGAAGTGCGAAAGCAATTCACTTTTGCTAAACCATTTGATGGTAAAATTAAACATCTACACGATAATATTAATAACCATTCAGTATCCATCCACGTTCGTAGGGGAGATTTTATAAACAATCCTACAGCGTATGCTCATAATGAACATATGGGTCCTGAGTATTATCGAAAAGCGATGGATGTGATGGAGGATATATATGATGATATCACATATTTTGTTTTCTCTGAGGACATTGAGTGGTGTAGAGAAAATATCAAAAACGATAAGCATCCTGTTGTTTTAGTTGATGATGATTACTCTGGAGATAGAGATTCAGGACATTTGTATTTGATGCAGGAGTGTGAAAATCACATTATCGCTAATAGCACTTACAGTTGGTGGGCAGCATTTCTTGGTCAATCTAAGGTAACTGTTGGACCTAAAAAGTGGTTTGCAAATGAAAGTGGATCTGAAATAATGTTAGAAAATTGGATCAAATTATGAACATTGCAATTTTAGGATCTGCTGGGCAGATTGGTGCGTACTTGGAAGAGTACCTGAAAGAAAAAGGACATGATGTAATTGGTGTTGATATTGTTGAAGGTCCACAGAATGATCTTCGAGTAACACCAAATACTTATATTGAATCTATTATAAAGAATGCTGATTTTGTATTCTTTCTTGCTTTTGATGTTGGCGGTTCACGATACCTAAAGAAGTATCAGCATACGTTTGACTTTATTAATAATAACACTCGTATGATGGCAAACACATTCCGTCTTCTCAAACAATTTAATAAGAGATTTATCTTTGCCTCATCTCAGATGAGTAATATGACACACTCTCCCTACGGTGTGATGAAGCGTGTTGGTGAACTTCATACCACAGCATTAAAAGGACTAATTGTTAAGTTCTGGAATGTATATGGTATTGAGAAGGACCATGAAAAAGCACACGTCATTACTGATTTCATCCGTAAGGGATTTGAAGAGGGTCAATTTGAGATGATGACTGATGGCACTGAAGAACGCCAGTTTCTTTATGCTGAGGATTGCTGTGAAGCATTAGAGACAGTTATGGAAAACTATACTGACTTTAAATCCGAAGATCCACTACACATTACATCATTCAGATCGGAAACAATTAAAGAGGTTGCTTCCATTATCAAAGGGTGTTTTGCTGTTGATGGTAACTATGATATTGAAATCAAACCTGGTCTAGCAAAGGACAGTGTTCAGATGGACAAGAGAAATGAAGCAGATAATTATATTTTAAATTGGTGGGTTCCAAAAACCACAATTGATATTGGCATCAGGAAAGTATATAATGAAATGAAAAAGGAGTATCGTAATGACTAGAGTAAGTACAATCACTCCTTGTTTTAATATGGCAAGGTATATGAAAGGTTTTTTAGAAAATCTTTCAGAACAAACTCATAAAGATCTTGAGATTGTTTTGGATCATAACAACCCTACTAATGAAGAAGTTGTTATGGTTGAATCATATAATAATGATCATAATAATATTTTTCATATTCAAGTTGATGGAGTAGATCCCATTGGTATTTCAATGAATCGTTGTATTGAAAATGCATCTGGTGACTATCT